AGAAATCCAGCGATATTTCTTCTTCGCCTCATCCGACAGGAGAAATTGATAAACCTCCCCAAGTCTCTGGATCCGCTTTTCTTTCGGAATGACGTTTCCGTTGTCGTCTTGGCTGATATCGATCACGTCAATGTCAGCTCCAGCAAGGGTGAGAAGACCGCTTTCCGCGGAGATCAAAAGCGTCGGTTCTCCGATCGTCTTTGCAAGCGAAGTCTTGCCGACTCCGCTATTTCCATAAACGACCATTTTTAGCGCGGTCGTCGCGGATATGTTTTTCGTGTTCGTGATTTTCATTTTGCTTTGTTCCTTTGGTTTTCAATTCCCGCACCATTGCGGGAACGTGACCACAGTATCAGGATCAGAATTTTTGACAATCACTTTTTTTTTGACGCGACGAAAAAAGAAAAAGATCGCATAAAATGCGGAGGAAAAATCTTTCTCCGATTTGATCTTGCTTTCCGATCCCTTTCGCTTATTACTGGAAGAGCGAAAACTGACGGACTGAAAACAACTTTGATTTGCTTCTCGCTCCTTTGGTGAAGAAGCCTCCCCCACGGATTCCGTCAGTTTTCGCAGACTTCGGAAAATCCGTGGGGGATTTTTTTTCTTGGGAGGGACAGCATGGAAAACAATCAAAAAATAAACCTTATTTTAAGCCAGTTTGAAGCGGCTTTGAAAGAAATCAGAATCGAAAACCTTTCTCTTGAAGAGTCGAAAGAATTAAAAAAAGAGCTGGAGAAAACATTCTCGAGCTTCATCCATAAAATGGGGATGGATATTTTTTTCAATGCTATTCAAAAGAGACTGGAGAGCATCAATGACAAGCTTTAGACGCTATTACGAAAACGGTCTTTCCGTCATTCCAGTCAAGCCACGGGGGAAAAACCCGGTCATTCTCGAATGGACCAAATACTGTTTCGACAAGGCAACGGAGGCGGAGATTGACGCTTGGGAATCCGCGAAATACTCGGTCGGGCTTGCTTGCGGTCCAGCTTCTGGAATTGTCGCGCTGGATATCGATACCGACGACGAAGATTTCAAAAGAAACCTCCCGCTCTCCCCGGTAGTCCGGCGCGGGAAAAAGGGAGAAGTCCGTTTTTTCAAATACCGGGAAGAGATCAAATCGGTATCACTTCCCTTCATCGACATTCTCTCCGCGGGTCGTCAAGTCGTTCTCCCTCCCTCGATTCATCCGGATGGAATGCCATACGTCTGGATTACTCCGGACACGCTCGAGGATTTCAATCCGTCCGATCTCCCTGATCTCGATCTCTCTTTTCTCGAGAAACTGAAAGGGGGATCCACGGGACCGAAAATCAAGGTCGAAGGCCGGAACAACAAGCTTGTCGATATCGTCTCCGCAATGCGCGGACGCGGGGAGCCAGAAGACGCGATCGTGAACGAAGTTTACGAATGGGATCTCCGTTTTCATAAGCCAAGACTTTTCACCGATTCCAACGAACGGATGAAGGCGACAAACGAAGACGAAGCAAAGAAAAACGCTTGGAATTTTGTCATCAACGTGACCAAAAGTCTCCTCAATCTCGGGGTGATCCATTTCAAGGATCAAAAGGTGATCATTCAAATCGACGAGATTCAGGAGCAAAAGATCATCGAGAAATACAAAGCCCAGCAATATCCGGAGCCGTCCGGAATGGTGAAAAAGATCAGGGATCTGATCCTCGACTTCTCTGAGCGCGATATGCCAAATATCGCACTTGGGGGATCGGTCGCTCTCATGTCCGCGGTCGCATCCAATCGGGTCCGCTTCAATCAATGCTGGTCAAATACCTTTATCCTGAATCTCGCGCCGACCGGAGCCGGGAAGTCGTTCCCCCAGCGAATCATTTCCATGATCCTCGACGAACGGCTTGGGACCGCTCTCATGGGATTCGGGAACTATCAAAGCTCCTCCGCATTCTCGAAAAACCTTGTCAGTCGCCGGGAGAGAATCGACGTGATCGACGAAGTCAGCTCCCTTTTTGCCCAGATCAAAGGTGGCGGTCTCTGGCAAATGGGAATCCTCGAGGAAATGTGCAAGGTCTGGTCAAGCTCCTCCGGGAAATACTCCGCTCCGGAATATGCCGAAAAAGAAGATACTGGAACCTGTTACAATCCTTGTGTCAATGTCTTGGGATCCTCGACGCTCGAGGGACTGAAAGGCTCAATCACTAAAATGATGGTGACAAAAGGTCTCATTCCCCGATTCCTGATCTTCAGCCATGAGAATTACGGATCAATCAAAGAAGAGTTTTTGAACGAAGAGCTTTTGAACGAAGTCACGGAATGGATCGGCGCGGTCCTGAAAATGCCAAAGCCAGTCAATGAGTCCGTCCGGGTGAACGTGACTCAGGGTCCAGTTTTCAATCCCGTGAACCTTGCTCCTACGTCCCAAGACGCGATCAATCTTTTCAATAAAATCAAATTGGAGTTTGCGAATCGGGTCGAAACGGAAGAGTCCGCACCTATGAAAGACATGATCACTCGGGGGAAAGAGCAAGTCATGAAACTGTCCCTGATTCACGCTTTCGGAAACTCTCGCGCCGTGACCACGGATGACCTGATCTGGGGGAAAAAGACTTTTGAAGTATGTCTCCACAACTCGAAAGCCTTTATCGAAGAATCAGCGGTCGACTCGGATTGGGAGAAAGACGTCCAAGCGATCATGCGGCTCTTTCAAAATCATTCTTTTGTTTCCACGAAACTGATCGCGAATCGGATCCAAAGACTTCAGCCTCAACGGGTCAAGGCGATCCTTGAACATTTGGAAATAGCCGACAAAATTCAACGTGTCACGAAAACCAATCGAGGCTCGACGACTCACGGATTCTCATTGAAATCTTAGGTTTCTGACTACAAATTCCGTTCTGATTACAATTCTGATTACAAGCTTGTAATGGTCGGAGTATTTGAAATCATTAAGAAAAAAGCTCTGATTACAAGAAAACAACGATTACAAGGGGGGTGGTCCCCCGCCCGTGGTCTCCCGGCCTCGGGCTTTTTTATGCGCCTAGTCTTGACCTTTTTGGTCGGACTTTTTTGGTATTAGCCTCCCCTTCTGTATTCGTAATCATATATATAATATATATATATAAATATATGATATATAAGAGAAATTCTAAAAACAAACTGACTACAATACGAAAACAATTGATGTTATCACAAAAAATTGACTAAAAAATTTCTGTCAAGATTTAATTCGATGAGTTTGATCAAATTACTTGATTTAGTCAATGCCGTGGTCAATCCTGACAGTATGGCGAGAAAATTCCTAGTCCCGAAAGATAACAAGCTGACCCTCGAGTTTATGCAAAAGCATGATCTCGATCTGTATGAAATGATCGACCAGCTCGAAGTTTCCCTACTGATCGAAGCGACAAAGAAATGCGCCGGGAACTACTCCGCCGCCGCGAGACTTCTTAGAATAAATAGAACGACATTTATGATGAAGTTATACAAAATACGACACTTTGACGTCGATTTCCCGACCGAAAAGGGTGAGAATAAACCAGACTAAAACAGTTTTATTTAGTTATGCCAAAAGGGAAAAAATACGGAGGCCGACAAAAAGGGTCTCTGAACAAATTCACGCTTTCGGTCAAAGAAGCTTTCAAAGAAGCCTTTGACCAAATGCAAAAGACCCCGGGAGTGAGCCTCTACGACTGGGGATGCGCGAATCCAGGAGAGTTTTACAAACTCGCCTCAAAACTCATCCCGACCCAAATCGCCGGAGTCGAGGGGAAACCGATCGAGTTTCGCGCCGTTCAAGACCTCGAAGCTCTCCCGGTCCAAGACCTCGAGGCGATCGAAGCGATTCTATCGAAGCCGAAGGATCAAGAAAAAATTGAGTTCATCGAGCCAGAACAAAAAGAGCTTTTGTGAATGGATTTGATCTTCTGGCATTTTATTCAACTCTAGCAAAGAAATCTTTCAAGCACTTCATCAAGATTTCAAAGCCCGACTATTCCTTCAACTGGCATCACCTCCGACTGATCGAGAAGCTCCAAGACTTCGCGGACGGAAAAATCAAACGTCTCATGGTCTTCATGCCTCCGCGACACGGGAAGAGCGAACTCACCTCCCGCCGATTCCCAGCGTGGCTTCTGGGACGAAATCCACGGGCGAAGATCATTGCCACGTCTTACGCCGCCGAACTCGCCTCGAGCTTCAACCGAGACGTCCAGCGGATCATTGACGAACCGAAATTCCGCGAACTCTTCCCGGAGACTCGCCTTGCCGGACCCTCCGCGAAGTCCGGTCAATCGTGGCTCCGGAATAACGATATCTTCGAGATCGTAGGTCACGGCGGATTCTACCGTTGCGCGGGAGTCGGTGGAGCAATCACCGGACTAGGAGGGGATTTCCTGATCGTAGACGACCCATTCAAAAACTATGAGGAGGCGAAAAGTCCCACGATCAGACGAAAAGTCTTCGAATGGTACACCTCGACCCTTTACACCAGACAAGAAAAAGAAGCCGGGATCCTACTGATTCAAACTCGCTGGCACGAAGACGACCTAGCCGGAATGCTCCTCCAAATGCAAGCCAAAGGCGGCGAGTTCGCGGATCAATGGGAAGTGATCAACTTCCCCGCAATCCTCGACTATCCGAATCCTGACGACCCAAGAAAACTCGGGGAGGCTCTCTGGCCGGAAAAGTACGATTCCCGGTGGATGCAAATTACGAAAACGTCTCTCGGGTCGTTCCAGTTTTCTGCGCTCTACCAACAAAATCCGACCCCGGACGAAGGTCAATTCATCCGCGCTTCGTGGCTCCGGGAATATCCAATCCCTCCGGATCACTTCGACCGGATTTGTATCTCTTGGGATATGACTTTCGGGAGCGAACGGAAGACCGCTGATTTTGTGGTCGGAGCCGTCTACGGAAAGCGCGGATCCGCGATTTATCTCTTGGACCGCGTCCGCGGACAATGGGATTTCCCGGAGACGATCGCGCAATTCAAACGGCTCTCCGAGAAATACCCGACCGCGACCGCGAAGCTTGTCGAAGCCAAAGCGAACGGACAAGCGGTCATCGATTCCCTGAAAAAAGAAATCTCGGGGATCATCCCCATTGTCCCCACAAGCTCGAAAGCCTCCCGCCTTGCCGCTTGTCAGCCGTTCTACGAAGCCGGAAACGTCTTTTATCCAGAAGCCTCCCGCGCTCCGTGGATCGGGCAACATATCGAAGAGCTGGTCGGATTCCCGAACGTCAAAAATGATGACGCGGTAGACGCAGAAACCCAAGCGATTCAATGGCTCACCTCCGGATCACTTGCCAAGTTTTCTGACACCTATCTCGACTTCGAGCCTTCGGGCTTTGATAATGGAAAAATTAACTGGTAGTCTTTACGTCATGGGACTTCTCGATCTTCTTTTTGGCAGAACAAACTCACCGACCGCGACTCCTGTCGAAACAAAAAACGTCCGCGGGGTCGAAGTAAAGGTAATTGAGATCGGGACTCCCGGGACCGAAATTTATGCGGGCTATCTCTCGGAAGAGTACCTAAAGGAACTCACCGGAAAAGATTGGGCCGATAAAATCGATATGATGCGGAGATCAGACGCTAACGTCCGCATGGTCCTAAATGCCGTGAAGCTTCCCCTCAAGTCTTCCCCTTGGACGATCTCCGTTCGCGAACAATCCGAAGAAGCCGAACTTCAAAAGAAGCTTTTCGAGAAAATTCTTTTCGAGGATCTCAATAAGTCTTTTACTCAGATTCTCGGGGAAATCCTTACTTGCCTAGACTTCGGATATTCGATTTTTGATATCACTCACGCGGTCAAAACTGACTCTGAGCTTGGAACTTATAACAGTTTGAAGTCTCTCGGCTATCGCTCCCAGCGGACGATTGATAGGTGGAACTTGAACGATTCCCGGGATCTCGAGACGATCACACAGACAGCCTACGGAGATGAAGGCGGATCCTTCGAGCTTGACGCGAGATTCATTCTCTATTTCTCCCCGGAGCGCGAAGGGGATAACTTCGAGGGGATCTCGATCCTCCGGGCTTGTTACGGTCCTTGGTTTCGGAAAAATGAGTTTCTGAAGAAGCTTTCGATCGGAATCGAAAAATTTGCGGTCCCGACCGCGGTCCTAACGACTCCCGAAGGAGTCGAGGGAAAGCCTGAATTTGCCGCCGCGAAGAAGGCTCTTGCCTGTTACACCTCCGGCGCAACCAATTATCTGATTCTCCCGAAGGGATACGAGCTTTCCTTCAACAACGTATCCGTTGACGTTGAGAAGATCCGCTCCGCGATCAATGCCGAGAATCAGGAAATGGTGAATTCGATTCTCGCGAGTTTCCTTCTCTTGGGTCAGAATGGATCTGGATCTCTTGCTCTCGGGACGTCCCTTTCTGACTTCTTCTCCCAGACCGTCCAATATATTGCTGACCATATCTCAGAGCAATTCGAGCGGAAGATTTTCAAGCCGCTGGTTCAAATGAACTTCGGCCATTCTCGGCTTCTTGTTGACCTGAAATGCGACGGTCTCGAGCATCGAGCAAATGAAGCGTGGGCCGGAATGGTGAACGGATTCATTCAAACGGGAGCTATTAAAGCGGATGACGACCTCGAGAAAAACCTTCGCGAGAAACTGAAGCTCCCCCCGAAAGAAGAGCCTTCGGATCTGAGTCCTCCTCCCGCTCCGATCACTCCCGGACCGAAGACTTTCGCTGAAAAAAAAAAGTCTAAAGAAGCTCCCGAAGCCCAACTGATCCGGGACTCCGCGAGACGGATAAAGACAGTCGGGAAAGGATTCCTCCCCGCTTTCGCGCGGAGATATATCCGGTCCGTCATGATCCAGAAGGGAAAGTCCAACTCGGCAAACGAGATCAAGGCTCCCATAAATGCCACAGTCCCGGGTCTAGATCCCTATTTGAGCGCACTTCGCGCCGCCTATGGGATTGCGTCCATTCAAGCGAAAGACCTTCAGGAAAAGGCTTTTAAGAAGAAAAGCCGAAAGCTCTCGGAATACCGCTTCGGCGCAATGAAATTCAAGCGAGTCTCTGAGTCCGTGAGCGAATTTGAATGGGCTCTCAAAAGGCTCGATGAGGCTCAGACCCCCGCCGACGTGGACGATGCGATTTACGCTCTCGGGAGAATCTCAGACAAAATCAATCTGATTTTCAATGACTATCTGACCTATGACCAGCGGCAAGCGATCTCCGGGAAAGCGGAAGTCTTCGCGGATACGCAAAAAAATGACGTCATCAAGGCGATCGACCTTCAATATCAGTCAAGCCTTACCTATGCCGACGACGATCAGCTTCAACTCGACCTTTTCGATGCCGCGGACAAGGCGATTTCTGGACCTATGACGACCGCGGGACCGGACGTTCAAGCTTCCCAGATCGTAAACCAAAGCCTCGATGACGCGGCGAAGGAGTTTGAAGAAGAGACCGGGATCAAGATCGTCTCTTATACTTTCGTGGCGGTCGATGATGACGCGACGACCGATCTCTGCCGGGAGCTGGACGGATCGACCTACTCTCCGGATGACCCGGACAAAAAGAAATACACTCCCGCGCTTCACTTCAATTGTCGCTCTTTTATGCAAGTGAACACAACGGAGACGCGGGACAATCCGGAGATCACAGGAGCTCCGAAGCTCTCGAAAGCCGCGCAAAAGCAACTTCAGTTTGCCGAATCCCGGGACGGCTTCCAGCTTGCCGAGTATCAGGGTCGGACCGTCGAACTCGATAAGCCTTTCCGGACTCCAGACGAATCGAAAAAGTTCGCTGTGTATGTCAAAAATGACAAAGGTCGGGTCGTGATCGTCCGCTTCGGGGATCCGAATATGGAAATCAAACGGGACGACCCAGAACGCCGGAAGAATTTCCGCGCACGTCATCAATGCGATACGGATCCGGGTCCGAAATGGAAAGCCCGGTACTGGTCCTGTAAGTTCTGGTCCGACGAAAAAGTCGGGGATCTCACCTAGTCAAAAATCAAACACTTGAGCGAGAATCTTAAAAGTGAAAGGATTGAATTAATGACGACCGGATACAAAATCAAAATGACGAAGTTCATTCTTGGAAACGACGGTCTCGTTTCCACAGAAAGCGGGAATCGTCTCCGCTCGATGCAAGTTCTCCGGACCGGAGAATTTTCGGATGCTCGATATGGTCGCTTCGAGATCACGAAAAAAATGCTCTCCGATATGGTCCGGAACTTTACCGCGGGAGTTCGCGGAGTCATCCCGGCTCTCGATTACAAGCATGAATCGGATGACGTTGCCGCTGGCTGGTTCAAGTCGCTTTATCTGAAAGACGACGGAAATGAACTCTGGGCCGATATCGAAATGACTCCGAAAGGCGAAAAGATCCTTGCCGATAAAGAATTTGGCTATGTCTCCGCGGATTTCGATACCGAATATCAGGACAACGAGACTCTCCAAAACTTTGGCTGTGTTCTTCTCGGAGCTGGTCTCACAAATCGGCCAGTCATCAAAAGAATGGAAAGCGTGATTCAACTGGCAGAAAAAGAAAAAGATCCAGTTTCGGAAAAAATCAGTAAACTCGTTGGCGAGGGATACCCTCAAGATCAAGCCGTTGCGATTGCTCTCGAAATGGAGCGGCGCGGGAAACTTTCTGAAGGAGAAAAGTTAATGGAAGAAAAAATGAAGGAAATGGAAAAGAAAATGGGAGACTACGAAAAGTCTATGGGCGAAATGAAAATGCTCATGGATGCCGCTCCCGGGATGAGCGTTGACCAAATCGTTGAACTCATCAAAAAAGCTCTCGAGGCGAAAGCGGCTCCCGAAATGGAAGCTCCTGAAGCTCCCGAAGCTCCTGAAATGGAAATTGAACTCGCAAACGCAAAAAAGGAACTTGCTGAAGTGAAAGGCAAGCTTCTCCTTGCTGAGAAGACTTCGGAGTTTTCGATCCTTCTTTCCGAAGGCAAGGCTTGTGAAGCCCAGCGCGAAGCTTTTATCTCTGGCGATATGAAAGAATTTATCGCTAAGGCTGTCCCCGTGAAACTTGCGGAAGCTGGTCATGCTGGAAAGCCTCCGGTCGAAAATAAACAACCGGAAGACGAAGTTCTCTCGCTTGCCAAAAAGCTCAGCGAAGAAAAGAAAATCGGCATGAAAGAAGCAATTTCGATTGTGCTGAAAAACAACAATAAACTTGCTGAAAAACTCAGCAAATAAACGGAGGAAAAAAAATGTCTCAAGTTTACTTGAAGCCAATCATTCAAGCTTTTGCGGCGGGAGCGGATCTTTCCACTCACCAGTATAAGCTTGTGAAATTCGACACTACCAACAATTCGGTTGTTCTTTGCGGTAACGCTGAGAAGCCCATGGGCGTTCTCATGAACGCTCCCGCTTCTGGCGAACTCGCTGAAGTAGCGGTCCAAGGCGGCGCGAAAGTGAAAATCGCGTCCACCATGTCCACTCTCGGCGGATCCGTTGCGTCTGCCGCTAACGGCGTTGGTCGCGCGGCTGTCGCTGGTGAATGGGCTCTCGGAACTCAACAAGATACTGGCGTGAGCGGTGATATCATTCCGATCATCATCGATCTTCACCAGCTTGACACTCCGTAACGGCTGAAAGCTAATTGAAAGGAAACCAATACAATGGCACAAACTAAAGCAATTGTTGACAAACTGCTGACCCAGGTCAGCAACGGGATTTTTCCCGCTGGATATATCGCTGACAAAGTTCTTCCGGAACTCGTCTCCAAGCAAAAGTCGGGCTTGATCGGTGCATACGGAAACAATCACCTCCGTCTGTCTGATGACCTGATCGGCGGTCGGGCAGAAGCTCGCCGCGCTGATCCGATCACTCGCTCTTCGCAGACCTACCTTCTCGAGACTCATGCTCTTGAAGGCGTGGTGACCCAAGACGATTACGCAAACGTGGAGCAACCTTACGACGCGGAAGCGGATGAAGTCGCTGGTCTGACTCACCTTGTTCTGACGAACAAAGAGCGGGCTTTCGCTTCTCAGCTCTTCTCGACTACTGTTTTTACTGGTCGCGTGACCACTCCCGGAACCAAATACGGAAACAGCCTTTCCGATCCTTTGGCTGATTTCAAGACCGCTCAAAATGCGGTTGTGGATTCTGTCGGGATGCAACCGAACGCTGTGATCATGAGTCAGAAAGTGTTCAACGTGCTGAAGTATCATCCCCAGCTCGCTGACGTTCTCGGCTTCAAGTACAATCAAGCCGGATCCCTTTCTGTGCTGGATATCGCGAACGCTCTCAACGTGGAAGAAGTTCTCGTTGCAAACGCTCCCTATAACAGCGCAAAAGAAGGTCAGACCGACTCCATGACTCAAATTTGGGGCGACTCGATCCTTTTCTATGTGAAGCCTAAGACCGCGGCGAAATATCAAATTTCTCTCGGTTACAGCATGAAACTGGCGGGAATTGCTGGTCGCGAAGTCTACAAATACGACCTCAACAATCCTCCCGGATCGACCGGAATCATCGTCCAGGATTCCTATCAATGTAAGATCGTGAACGCTACTGCTGGTTATTTGCTTAACTCGGTACTGTAACGATTGTCTGTCCCTCCCGCGGCTTGTGGTTCAGAGTCGCGGGAGGGAATTTTAAGAGAAAGGAGGCTCGAAAATGTATTCCAACACTCAAGAAATCGAAGGCGAGTTCAAAGCCACTCAATTTACAGCCTCCTCCGCGGTGACCTTGAATCAGGTCACGGATTGGATCAAGCAAGAGACCGCCTATATCAACGGCATGATCTCCCGGAGATATGTGACTCCGGTCGCTTCGACCTACGAAGAAGCCTTTCTCATTCTCAAAAGAATTTGCATTTTCCGCGTCTGCGAACGGGTCAAAAACAAGCTCGAAGTAAAATCCGCAGTCACACAGACCGACCAAGAAGTGAAAGCTCCGAATTTCATTCGGACCCCGAATCAGGATTTGAAAGATATCGTCGACGGAAACCTGATCCTCCGGGACGTCCCGCTGGTCTCCCAGACCGGAGGGATCGGCTCCTACTGTGAGCCGGATTGCGACACAAGCTCTTGTCATACCTTTGACGGGAGTCAGCAATGGTGACTTTCAAGGTCGAGACCGCCTCGATCACAGCGACGATCGATCGATTTCGCGACAAGGTCTCGGATCTCCGTCCGGCTTTCATCCAGATCGCGGCGGAGTTTTACAAGACCAATCGAGCGATTTTCAAGCTGAAGGGTCCAGGCAAATATACCGATTTCGTCGGTCCGAAGATCGCGAATACTTGGATGAATCCCGGGCTTCCCGCGAAGCGGATCCGAAACGGAAACATGACCGCGTATCAATGGGCGAAGACAAAACGCCGCTGGCCGGGAGTAAACGCGAAGGGATATCCACTTCTCAAAGCTTCTGGAGTTCTTGAAAACTCAATTACCCGGGACAACGACCCGAACTCGGTCAAGATTATCACCAAAATGTCCCTCATTTTGGGAACTACTGTCCCTTATGGGATCTATCATCAATCGGACGAACCTAGAAAAACGAATCTCCCCATGAGGAAATTCCTTTTCATCGATCCATCGACTACTTTCGACGACCCCGCTCTTTCGCGGCGGTCTGAGGCTTGGACTAAATTGATTTCCAATTACGTCGAAAGGCTGATCCCGAATGGCTAGGTTTACGATTGAAAATCTTCTCGATGAACTCGCGGAGCAAATGAAAGAAGACCTTTCCTTTCAAGTTCAAGCGATCAATCAGCTCAATGATGATTTCGAGCTTGCCGACATCGATGATGAAGCTTGGATCGCCGGGAGCCTCGACGAGAAGGTGAACAACTTTTCGGAATGCATTTTCTACTATCTCGACGATCTCCAGACGATCGTAAACGGTCCGCAAGTCGTTTCTTCGGTCTCGATTGAGTTTGATTTGATCGTCTCCCAGCGGGAAGACCGGATGGATTACCGCCGTTTTCTCCGCTATCAGCAAGCCTTGATGGACGCGGGAGCGCAAGCTTGGGGAGTCGTTGGGCGTGGATATGACAAAGCCACGATCACAGCTCTCAATCCGATTGATGTGAAACTTTTCAATTCCTCAAACTGGTCTAAAGTGATCGGGGTGAGATTTGAATTTAATTTGGTAAACTAACAGGAGGAAAAAACAATGGGCCTTTCACAACCTAGAACACTTTTCGGCGTTCACTCGCTGACCCCGTATAGCCGGGAAAACATGATTCCGTATGGTCAAACGCTTGTCCTTCAGGGATCGACCTTCGCGCTTGAAGGCGGTCTCGTTGAGCTGAAAGGCGGGTCTTCCCGCTTTAGCTGGGCGGTCGAAGACGGAGACATTGACGCGACTCTGAATTTCACAGTTTCGGAATATCCAAACTGGCTTTTCGAGCTTTTCGGCGGCAAGGCTCCGACTCAAGGAGTCGCAGAAGCCTCCGGGAATATCTCGGCAATCGTGGACGTCTTCGGAACTTCGGTCGTTGCCGCGACCGGGATCGCTTCGGTGACCGCGATTCCTTCGACTGGAGCCGCTAACCTTAAAATGGGCAAGTATGTTGTGAAGGCGACCGCTTCGGACGCTTTCAAGGTGTACTGTCTGTCTGACGTGGACTTCGGACGCGGAACGGACGGAACTTTCGTTGACGACTCTCTCGAGATTTTCTCGCAAACTGGCGCAACGACCGGGTCGACGTATGACATTGTTGCTTTCGGGCTTCGGATCACTATGGGAGCTTCTCCCACGTCTATGGCTGGCGGTGACACGGCGACTTTCGACGTTCGTCCGATCAATACTTTCAATCGGTCGGTCAGAATCGGCGGGATCTCGGACAGCTTCCCGGAATTCGGCTGTATCATTTACGCTCAGAAGTCCGGATCCGGCGCACTTTTCGAGATCGATTGCTTCAAAATGAAGGCGATCGGGATCAATCTCGGAGCGGAGCGGAAAGCATTCGGTCAGTCGGAGTATTCTGCTAAAGCCGCTTATGATACCGTGAAAAACGGAATCTGCGACATTCGAGAAGTCGAATAAGCTGATTTCCCATACAACCACGATCACGGAAGACGACCGCTCTGGGGACCGATAAGCTCCAGAGCGGTTTTTTTATTGGGTCAAATTGTGGAGCCAGATTTCATTTCCTGACTCCGGATTTTTGTAGATTACTTTCGGAATGCACCAGCAAGAGACGTCCGGGACGTGTTCTTTTGAATCGAGATTCGGGAGCTGGTGAAACTCCGTGATTTCGTCTTCAAAATCGAGATCCTCATTTTTCTTTTTTCTTATCATTTCCCGGCCTTTTCAAATTCAAGATTGAATAACGAATCAAAGCGGAAACATTACCACCGAAGAAATGCAGGGATCTCGCGATCAGGATTTTGTGGGTCTCTGGATCAATCCGGAAGCGGACCACACGGCTCTTGACATCTTGTTTTTTCGACCTCATGTGGCTACAATAACATCATGTTGAACAAAGCTCCAAGACCTTCGATTTTTCTTAAAAACGTTGGAAAGAATCTTTTCCTGAATTTCATCACGATTGAAGACGAAGACTTTTTTAGTGAACAATTCCCGGGAAATACGCTTCAGCAAAAAATGGCCGAAGGGGACGTCGATTCCGTTCTCGCGATCTTCTGGAGGCTCCTCGACAATGACGGAAAGCGTCTGATCCGCGACGCGAAGCTGATCCGCTGGGAGGGGATGAAAGAAGTCGTTGTGACCACAGAAGACCCGGTCGAAAAACTGAGAATGATCATTTCGGGAGCGGATGAGATCACGGCGATCATGGAGGCAATCTTTGGAGTTCGCGTCAAAAGCTCTCCGGAGCCTAAATTGAACGAAAAAAAAAAGCTGAAGGCGGACGACCTTTAACAGACGCGGAGATTGTGGATATCCTTAAAGTCGAATACTCGATGAGTCTCGAGGAGATCCGGAAATGTACCCGCAAAGAGCTGTCAGAACTCCTTGACGCTATGGTTTCAAGAAAAAGGGGCTATCCTGAAGACGAAACCACGGTTAAAATCGATACAAGCGACGAGATCAAGGCAAAGATTGCTAAGGCTCACGAAAGGCGATTCAAGGGGAACTAATGGCGGCGGCTAACCAACTGACAATCCAGATCACGGGAGACGATTCCGACTTAAAAAAAGCTCTCTCCGATGTCACCAAAGAAGTTCAAAAGTTCGGGGCTAATGCGGAATCACTTGGGAAAAAAGGCGGAGCTGGATTCGGGACCGGATTTGTCGACGGAACTCGAGGGAAGCTGAAGCTTGTCGCGGAGCAATTTGACGGAATCCGCGGAGCCGCGGAGGGAGGCTTTGCCGGGCTTGCGCGGTCCTTTATCACTCTCGCTCTCAATCCGATCACTCTCGCACTCGCGACCCTTGCCACAGCTATTTTTGGAGCTTTCCAGTTTGCGAGAATCGGAGAAGAAAATCAGAGAATCGCGAACTCATTCAAGCAATTTGCAACGGACGCGGGACTTGATGCGAATCGGCTGAAAGAGCGGATCTCAGGGATTGCCGAAGGATTTGTCGATCTCGAAGACGTTCTCCCTCGAGCTGGACAGGCGGTCCTAGCTCTCGGAAAGAATGCGAATCAACTCCCTGAGATTTTCGCGCTTGCCCGGAATATCGGAGTCCAGACCGGGAAAGATATCAATCAAGTTTTCGACGAACTCACGAAGGGGATTGAAAACCAAAATATTAAGCTCCTCCGGGCGAATGGAATCCGCCTCGATGCGGACAAGATCCTGTCGGATTTCGCGAAAACAAACGGCGTTCTTGTCTCACAGCTCTCCGAAGCCGCGAAGCAACAAGCCTTTTTGAATGCCACGCTCGAGCAAGGCGCGAAAAAGTTCGGTGAAGTCGGATCCGAAGCGACTCCGATTCAAGGCGGGATCAAGAAGATCGGCCTTGCCTTTGACGACCTGAAAGACGCGATCGCCGGAGTCGTAAACTCGAGGCTTGGGGAATGGTTCGCGTCTGTCCTGACCGGAGCGGCAAGCGCGACGAAGGCGGTCGCGGAGTTCTTCACTCCTGAGAAGACCGGGCCTTTGACCATTGCGGAGCAAATTGACCAAGTTCAAAAGAAGATCGCGTCTTTGAATGAATCCAAGCTCACAAGCCCGGCATTTGCTGAAGGATACAATCGGGAACTTGACGTTGCGAATGAGAAGCTTCGCGCTCTCCAGACGATCCAAGCCGCGGTCGATAAGGCAAACGCGGACCGCGCTCAACTGACGAGAGAAGAGATCGTTGCTGGTGAATCTGACGAACAAATTCAAGCAAGACTCGAGAAGGAACGGCAGAAAAACGCGGATCTTGCTTTGATCCAAGCGGACGCGAACGCGGTCGAACTTCAGGCGAAGCTCGATCACGAAATGGCTCTTGCGGTCATCGAGAATGACGGATTGACCAATACGCAAACGCTCCGGGAAGCTCAATTTCAGGCGACTCTTGCGCGGAATGAGGCGGAATTTCAAGCCACGGTCGCGAAGAATGCGAAGATTGAAGACAACGAAAAAATGGTCTCCGCCAATCTCGCGGCTCTTCGGAAGAAGGATCTTGCCGATCAGAAGGCGATTGACGCTCAAAAAATGGCAGACGCGAAGGCGGTCGCTGACGCGAAGCTTTTAATCGAAAACAATCTCTTCTCCGCGGCAAAGCTTCTCGTCGATCAGCAATCCGCGTTAGGGAAAACGCTCGCCGTTGCTGAAGCCATTAGAAACACTTATCGAGGCGCGACCCTTGCTCTTGCGACTTATCCGCCTCCGTTCGGAGCCGCCGCCGCCGCTTCGACGGTCGCTCTCGGGCTTGCTCAGGTCGCGAAGATTACCGCGGCGAACTCCGGAGCTTTGGTCACCACGGGTCAGCCGGGTCAAGATACGAATCCGTTTTTGCTCTCCCGGGGAGAGATTGTTGCTCCGGCAAAATCCTTCGATGAAGTCGTTGAAGGGACCGCGAGACAGCGCGGATTTGTGAAGGCGAATGAATCGACTGAAACCAACTCGCTTTTGAAGCAACTGATCGACAAAATCGATGCGAGATCCGTTTCAGTCACGGTGAATACTGACGTGGTCGCGGATCAAAATGGAATCAATCTTCTTGTGGAAAGGATTAGGGACGCGATCGATTTTAACGCGGCTCCTTCTCTTGGGTGATTTATGTCTCTTTTAATTCCGAGGCTTGAATGGAACGACCAAAGCGTGACCGCAACAAGGACAAGCGGAAGTCCGGTTCTCTCCGGGATCAGCTCAACGGCCGCGATCAATGCGGGAATGATTGCGTCCGGGACTGGGATTCCTTCAGGTGCAACGGTAATTTCAAAGACTGTGAACAGCGTGACCTTGAGCGCAAACGCGACGTTATCCGGAACCTCCGTCGTGAACTTCGTGGAAAGGATTGATTTCGATTATCCCCCAAGCGCGGACACGGAAGAAGAGTATAAGCCAAAGCAAACGGTCACGGAGGCTCTCTCAGGGCTCACTCAATTTGTGACCGATTATCTCGAAGCATTTCGGACCGTGGAAATGGGCTTTCTCACTCAGACAGTCGCGGACAAGCTTCAAACGAATTTCTATCTTTTCGCGTACAAAGGCGGGTCTTTCCGCTGGTATCCGGACAAGGCGGTCTTGTCGAATTTCCAGACCTACGAACTCGGAAGATTCGACTTCTCCCGGGCAAGGCAGGTGAAGAAGCATCCGTCTTTTTTGTATCAGGTGCGGATGACCTTTAGGCGGGTCGTGGAATGAACTACGCGGACGCTTTGCCTGACAAAAAGTATATTCCAAACGTCATCATTCGATTTGCTTCGACTTACTTTTCGATCAGGCAACCGGATTCCGGACTGACGGTCCCGGCTTCGACGAATGGGCTTGTCGCTGGGCTCACGCTGAATCCGTCTTCGGTGGATCCCTACCGTCCCTCAGTCGCGATCAGCCAGAACAGTTTTCGGATTATTGATAGAAATGAAGCGGTCACGGCTCTTTTCAACGGGAATCTCGAGCTTTTTCAAGGGGAGCTTTGCGAGATCTGGCTTGGAAGAGTCGGGATCGGAATGGACTTCGCGGATTATCTGAAGCTTAGTGATACTTATATCGCGAAGGTCTCGAGAGCGGACGGATCTTATTCTTTTTCGACAAGGGAGGCGAAAGACAGGCTCAACACAGACGTTTTTTCTGAGCAAAACAAGCTCGGCGCAAGCATTTTACCAGCTACCACGGCAATCACATTGCAGTCGCCGCCAGCGAATACCAGCGGGCTCGTTAAAATTAACAACGAGTTTATTTCATACACTGGTGTTTCAGGTAATCAGATCACGGGGTGTATCAGGGGGGAGGAGGGAAGCGTACCATCGAGTCATGAACTCGGGGATGACGTCTTCTTTTGTGAGGTAGTCAGCGGGAACCCTATTGATCTTTTACTTCGGCTTCTGATCTCACCGGCTGGCGGCGGTCCATACTCGACGCTTATGGACGGAGCGAATATCGATCAAAACTTGATCGACATTGCCGATTTTGAAACGATCCGGGACGAATACTTCGTCGGACAAACTTACTCTTTCATTTTGTATCAGATCGACAATCTCAAGACCTTTATCGAGCAAGAGATTCTCTCCCCCGCGGGGATCCGGCTTCGCTCGAATCTCAATTCGAAAATCGGTCTTGGGATCTTGAACAAGCCAGTCATTAACCTTGACGCTCCGGATCTCGATGACGACCAACTGACGAGACGTCCGGTCTATTCGGTCGACGAGACAAAGATCGTGAACCATTTGAATATTCAATGGGGATATAATTTCTCGACGGAGAAGTTCACGAAAATCACGACCTACAATGACGCGGCTTCGGTCGCGTCTTTCGGAGACCGGAAAGCGGTCAATTTGAATTTCAAAGGGGTCAATTCTCAGGCTCTTGTTGATCAGATCGCGGACGAATACTTTTTAAGATTTGCTTTCCCGAAGCCCACAATCGACACAAGTACACACTTGAGCGGATCCGCTTGGGGATTGCTGGAGAAGCCGACTCTCTATTCTAATCAGATCCCGACCGCGTCCGGGGATCTGAATTTCGGGGACTCGGTCGAGGTATTGTCGAAGGCGATCAACTATCAGACCGGGGACGTCCGATTTCAGCTCTCTTTCACTCAATTTACCGGGATCCGGGTCTGTTTTATCGCTCCGAGTGATACGATTTTGACGTTTTCAAATCAGAAGACCGTGACTGTGGGAGCGGGACGCGGGACACAGTATCGCGTCGGCTGGAAAATGCGTCTCTATGACAACACAGCGCGGGACTGGACCGCGGATCCGATCAATACGATCGCGGGGATTTCGGGAGACGTGATCACCTTTGAAAATGATTGGACGACTACGCTGGTCAATGGTGGCTACAAAATCACCTTCGCGGATTATGGCGACGTGACAGACCAGCAAAAGCGATTTTGTTTCATTTCGGATGACGGAAACACTTTTTCGGATGGATTGCCGTCCTATTTAATCTCATACTAGAGGAAACCTATGGCTCTCCCGTACCCTATCGCCGCAACACAGACAGACGCACAAAGCCCGGTCGATGATAATTTGATGGACTCGATCCGTCTTGATCTCGATTATCTGGACAGTCTTTTTTCCGGTGGAAACTACAACATGAGTTTCGGGCTCGACGGTCAACTGATCGGAGCCTTCGGATTTTACCGCGCCGTTGATGTTGTCCCGCTCTATAAAGAATTTACCCCGGTGACTTGCCGATTTGGGCTCAGAAAATCCGGGTCGTCTGGACAACTTCGCTTTGATATTCGGAAACATTCTGAGGTCAGCATTCCGATCACCGGGATCGATCACCAGTACGATCAAGCGACTCAAAGCATTGCAAACATTGCTCCGGCGATTGCGACTCAATCGATCTCGCTTGTGACTCCAGCGATCTCGACTCAATCGATCACCTTCGCGAAATCCGCGACCAATATCAATTCGATCATTCTTCTCGGAAATAACCGGGTGAGATACAATCTCGCTTCGACTCCTGATTCTGATTGGAAAGTCGGAGACTCCGTGACCTTCGCAAGCTGTACTAACGCGGCAAACAATGGGACATTCACGATTGTCGAAGTGAATCAATCCGGATTCGGAAGCGTAGTGATCTCGAATCCGTCTGGAGTCGCTCAGACCGGAGCGGCGGGGACCGCTCAACTTCAGCTAATGTCATACAACTTCACCAATCCAGTATCGACGGAGTTTGTCGCGGGAGAGCAAGCTGTTTTCGCGTCTCATACAAACGCGAACAATAACGGAACGCTTACGATTTACGCGATCAATCAGGCGGGAAATAATATCTGGGTCAAAAAGTCAAACGGCGTGACTCAAGCCGGGGTCGCTGGAACGGCTTCGGTCGGTCGCTGGGTGTATACCTATTCCGTGGCGGTCGCGACTCCTGATTTCACGGTCGGAGAGAAAGCGAAAATGGCTTCTCATACGACCGCGGCGAACAATGGAAATTTC